ACGTCTTCCGCTTTTACAGAGTTGGTCTTGGGGGTATGATCTCGGATGAGTTCGATCAACTCTTCAGGTAGATGATCTCTGACATATCGTCGGACTTCATCCATTTGATATTTGAAAGTTTGTTTGAATGCTTCTTGCTCACTGGATGGAGACTTGGGATTCTTCCAAATGAGATCCGATCTTGACTGACTAGGGATCACTCCTGGAGAGTCTCCCTTATATGGATTGAACTCAACTAAGATTGTCAGTCTTTTTGCAATCTCGCGAGACGCTCCAACTCCCCACGATCCCGCGTGTTGATTTCCTGAAGAAGTATAATAGACTTCGTTCTTGTATAGGAATCCAAAAGTGAAAGATCTACTTAAGCCTATTGCCCTTGCTTCTTTTTTATGATTCTTCAAATAAATACAAATCCGACCAAAAGGAAAAGACAAAGAAAAAGTCCTCTCGATAAAACCTGTATATGAACCAATTAAGCCCTTAGTAGTATATAGTGATTGACTTTTCAAGGGGGGAAACTTGTACTCTTTTGAACGCTGCGGACCTTCCCAAAATCTCAAATGAATTGGAAGAGTACAAAATCGGTGACTTACAAACTTATTCCAATCATTAAAAGCAAGAGATTTTGGCTCATATCCTGTATAATGAGCGGTCGAATCCATCGAGTGATTTCCAAGGAGAACGACTGCCGTCCCATGATCAGAAGACATGAGTTTCTTGCAATTCTCTAAAACTTGACCCCATTCAATCCCCTCCTCCTTACATTCACCTGGATGAATACAAGATAAGTAGTCTATCTCATCGTCTAGATATTGAACTGGAAATTTCTTTGCTCCATACTGACCTTTAGTATTCTTACAAAGCCATATCATATTCCCATCTTTGTTCTCCTCATCCCAAGACATAAAGACGAGTCCATATTGATTAAAAGGAAGTAGTGAGATCTTAGCACCAATCCCGAAGTTATCATGCATAGTTCCAACGGTCTTCCCTGAAGAGTTGAATTGAGCATATCGTTTCATTAGATCGGGATCCGCCATCCCTTTTCCATTATCAACAAAGATCGCTCGATCGATCGCTTTGACTCCTTTCGCTTCGGTTTCATAGAGGACTCGAACTTTAGTTGCTCCCGCTTCAATGGAGTTCTGAAGAAGCTCTCTAACGAATTGGAGAGGATGACATTCTTCAAAGCCCCTCTCAATCGTTTGAGTTAAATTTGCGTCTTTCAATAAGTCATAAGTTAAGTTATTAGGTTGATTCATTCTCTCTCTCTTCTCTCTTTGGTTTTATTATGTCAGATGTTCAATTAGTCTTCGTCACGCTCTGGATCATTCTCACTTACTTCCTCGTTGCTATTAATTCCGAGTAAGTGATCAGTTTGTTTCATCATCATCTTGATCTCGTCTAGTCCTTCAGATTTGGAAACATTGAGATCAACTTGCTCTCTCTTACTCCATCGATCGGGGAAGCGTCTTTCTAGGATCCATGCCTTCGCTCTCCAATCCTCACTTATGGTGATGTCAGTAATTAAACGAGCTTCGCTTACTCCGATAGCTTGATCGATCATCTCTGCAAACTCTTCCTTGTCTCTTCTCCATCGATGGAAGGTTGACTCTGAGATTCCCAAGGCTTGAGCTGCTTGTCTCATTGGGATTCCTTTTGAGACGTGTTCACAGATTTGGTGTGCAAGTATCGCAGTGTATTTTGTATTCTTTACGCGCGTATTACTTCCATCCTTGTTATTTAAATTATCAATAAAGGCTTCTCTTGCTGCCAATCCTTCAAGCTCTTCACTCATATTCAACCTTCCTCTTTTAGAGTTTGAAACTCTTCGCTTGGAGTTGTTGATTGATGAATCCATTCAGAAAGATCAAGAAGACCAATCTGATAAAAAACCTCCATCAAAGGATGAGCTACCATATTATGAATAGTCCATTGAAATCGCTTTGGAAGACGATCTATAATTGATCTCATATTCCCTCCAAGTCTGACAGAGTGATCTCTTCGATCTTCTTGTTTAGGTGCTGCTCAACTTCTTCATAGACTTCAGGGAGATCTCTTAAGACTTCGATTCCAATTCTTAGCCATAAGTCAATCGCTTCGATCTTCAATTCTTTCTCGGTTCTCTTCTTTGTTTTAGCTTTTCCCATGATCATTCCCCGGTTTTCGATTATTATAGACAACGATGTTATTGACGAACATAGTCCATCTTACTTTACCTTCGTATTCTTCCGATCGGAATGGACCTTCAACAAAGACACCTGATCCCTTTTGACAAGATCGAAGAATGTATTGAGCTTTGGATCCGAAGGCGACGCAATTAAACCAAGTCGTCTTTTGTTCTCCTTTAACGAGTTCTCCAACTCCAACGGAAAAACGACAAAGAGTATCTCCATTCTTTAGGACCTTCTCTTCTGGATCTCTTCCAAAGTTTCCGAGAAGTGTTAGATTATTTACTCCCATTGGTCTTCCTTTCTTTAATCCCTTTTTCAATCATCTCTCGGATGACTCTTGATCTTGATCGATCTTCAGTTTTTGCGATTCTGTTTAGATCATCAAACATCTTAACAGGAACGCGTAACGCTATATCTTTACTAGACATATTCATCCTTTCTTAATGTAGGTTATGTCATATCATATCAAAGCATAGTATTAAAAGATACTTGTGTCAATCATTAGATCTAATATAATCAAATGTAAACAAAGGAGAATGTTATGAGTATTGACTTTAGTTCCGTTTGGCATATCATCGGACTTCTTGGAGCGATCGGATCTTTTATATTTTACGGTGCTAGAACATTCGGTCAGACAGTTGAGCAGATCGAACGACTATCGAAGGCCATTGATACGCTCCAACAAAATCTTGATATACAACATAAATCATGTAGAGAGGGACGAGTTGAGCTATGGATGGAAGTCAACAAAATGAGAGAAAGACTGACAGCAATCGAGACGATTCAAAAGCACGTCGAGAAAAGATAGGGTTTGTTAAGTTAGTAAATCAATCTGGAGGAGCTGTTGAAATAGTCAATGCAGCTCGTGTCTCCTTTGGGAAGAAGATTGATAAGATCGAAGAGAAGGATCTTAAGTTGATCCGATACCTTTGGAAGAATAAACATACATCTCCTTTTCGTCATATCCATTTTACTTTTCATATCAAAGCACCGATCTTTGTTTTAAGACAGTGGATGAAGCATCAAGTCGGATGTTCTTGGAATGAGATCTCAGGACGATATGTTGAGTTTGATTATGACTTCTTTTGTCCTGAAGAGTGGAGAGCTAAACCAAGCGGATCAATTAAACAAGGAAGTGGAGACGCTTTCTATGATGATGAATGTGAGATCATCTCTAAGAAGTATTTGAATGTAGTCGATCAATGCCATGAACTTTATCAAGAGTTAATTGAATTGGGAGTATGTAAAGAGCAAGCTAGAATGATTCTTCCTTTGTCCCTATACTCGGAATGTTATTGGACTGTCTCTTTCCAAGGTCTTCTCCACTTCTTAGGATTGCGATTGGATTCACATTCTCAGATTGAGATCCAGGATTACGCGAAGGAAGTTCAATCCATTCTCTTTGGACTTGATGGAATTAAGGAGATCATGGAGGCGATCAATGAAATATAAGTTCTCTCGACATTGGTATTATCACGCTCTACTTTTATCAGATCAATCTCCTTGTTGTAGAGGAGCTGTCGGAGCGGTCATTATCGATTCATCCAATAATCCGATATCCATGGGATACAATGGACCACCGAGAGGAGCGGATGGATTCTTATGTACAGGAGATACTTGCGAACGCAATGAGAAGGAAGTGAAAAGCGGAACTCAAATAGAGCTCGGTTGTCATCATGCGGAAGCGAACGTCTTAATGAATGCAGTCAAGAAGGGGATCGCTGTTGATCAATGTTCATTGGTGATTACAACGGCCCCTTGTTTAGTATGTGCTAGATTGATCCATCATTCAGGGATCAAGGAAGTCTTCTTCCCATCGTCTTCTAAGTATGATCGAAGAGGTCAAGAGTATTTAGAGAAGAATCATGTCAGTGTTTACTTGATTGACTTGATTAAGGAAGAGTGATATAAGTTTTGAGCTTTCTAGTCAGTCTCCTGCCTCTACCAAAGTTTAGGAAACTGATTATTTGATATTTCATATAGCGTCCAATCAGTCTCCTAAACTTTCGACGGGGAGGGAAACTGACTATTATGAGATTTAGAACTTAAGGCTAGGTCTGTGCTTGTATCAGACTTGGCCTTTTGTTTTGACTTGATTAAAGAAGAGTGATACGTTTCGTTTAATTGACTCTTTTCAGAATGCTTTTACGATTTGATTTGCCCTTATTGTAAAAGTAGAGGGTTGGTTAATTCCTTTCAAACATTAGGTCAAGTCTGTTCTTCTCTCCAGACTTGGCTTTTTGTTTTTTGGATCAATCTATAAGCCGCTTAAGTTCTTTTTGAATCTCCTCGGATGATAAGTTCATTGATCGAAGTTGACGAGTGAAGATCTCTTCAATGAGCTCTGCGTTCTTCGTTGGAATCTTAAACCCTCCGTTTAGAGAAGGACCCAATGTAACTTTAAGTTTATTTGATCGAATTCGATTATAATATCGTCTTCTTATACTTGCGTTACTTGGAGCATCTTCAAACTCTTCTCTAATGAGCGGATATAATTTAGTCCAAGAGACACCTTGTTCCTTCAGATCAACGATTCTTTTAGTCATTGGACTCATTGAAAGAACTCCTCTACATTTCCCCTTCGATCATATCCTTGCATCTTGAACACGAACTGTCCGCACATTTCAGCAAGTCTTGATTGAGATCGAATGTCTAGGAACTTTCGTTTCATATCTTTAGGAGACAAGTTGGAAGCAAAGAGAACTTGAACATTCGATTCATAGAGAGCGTGTATCAATTCGTTCGTCGTTTGGATTCCCCATTCATTCATCCTAAAAAATCCGAGTTCATCGAAGAACACAACATCGACACGATCTAACCAGGTATATCTTGGATCTTTGACATCGGTCTTATCATCGAAGGATTGTTTGATTCTTTCTAAGAGAGCTTGATGAGATACATAGCGAACTCGCTTTCCTCTCCAAATCATTTCACGAGCAAGAGCAGAGAGGAGATGAGTTTTTCCGTTCCCTGTATGTCCATGAATCAATCCGCCTCTTATGGATCGATCTGCAAACTCAAGAGCTTTCTTCTCTAGTCCTTTCTCCCATTCATAGTTACCCATGTGTTTGTCGATAGCAGCTGCAGTCATACAACTTTGTTTAAATCTTTGGAGATACTGATTAGTCAATCCGCAAAATGGACAAGGCTCCGAGAAAACATAGCGTCTTTGAATTGGTTGCCATAATCCATCCTCCTCCACTCTTAAACCTAAAGGACGCTTTGAGATATCTTCAACCTGTTCTCCGTCGTCTCCATCGATCATAACGGGATCATATCGTTGAAGATCATCAATAAACTCTACCCGCTCTCTTACATGGATCTCACAATGAGGTGGAGTACATCCTTGATATCCGCATGAAGATAGGAAGTTAATCTTTAGTTTAGGAATACCCATGATCACTTCCTTGGAGAGGAGGCCCATGTTTTCCAAGTCGAAGGAGTGGATCAGATCGGGGCGTTGAATATTCGTCTTGATCCCCCCGTCGCTGTTCTTGTGTATTGCTTTGAGTAAAAAGGATAATGATTCGTGTAGACTTTGCATAGCTTCTCTCTTTGCTTAGACTAGAGGTTTAGTTAATTGGGGATGAAGTAGACGTTCTTTGTCCATATGAGTTAATCGATGAGAGTTTCTTAGAACGTGTCTCTCAACTCTTTCTCTTTCTTCTGGATCTTTTATAGATGAGTTCAAATAGAATTTATAGACTTTCTTTATTTCTCTTTCTTCTTCTTCAGGTTCTTCCGTAAATCCATTACCCTCCCCATCTAAGCTTTTCCACTTACTAGTTACCAATGAGTTACTAGATTGATTATTATTGTTATTAATTGTAACTATTGTATGGGTATCAGTTTTGATACTGTCAGGGGTATCAACTTTGATACGGGGGGGTATCAGTTCTGATACGGTAGGGGTATCAACTTTGATACGGCTCAATTCTGATACGGTATCAGTTTTGATACGGGTATCAATATTGACATTATCAAAAAGAACTTCAGTATAAGCAGCTGTTGATCGTTCGGGTCCAACGTGTCTCGATGTTCTTTTGATCCAACTCTTTTTCGTAAGTTGACCAAGGATACGTTTAACAGTCGGAAGAGAGAATCCTGTCATCTCTACAAGTTGACTTGCTGACACTTGTCCTTTAAATGTATTCCAGTCTACTTTCATAATGATCGCGAACATGATCACTTTTTCATTTGGCTTTAAGTCCGATGCTAAGACTTGAAGTCTCAGTTTATATTCGTTCATAGTGAACTCCTTTCATGTTTCTCTTATATATGTTTTTCATTCTTCTTTCAAACGTTTTTTGTTTTATTTAAAAAAAGTATTTGACAAAGTTAATAAACAAATGTACAAACAATACATCAACGAAAGGAAATCTAATATGTCTTTTATCTTAAATCATACAAGTCCATCAATCATTGAGACTATCAATTCAAAGCATGAATACTTTGAAGGCGCTCTTTTTTTCTCTACTGACATTTACACGATGACATCAAGCAAGGAAGTTCATTTGTATACTTTAGAGATAAATGAAGATCAGGTCATTGACTACTATGATCTTGAACCTACTCAAGAAATTATTGAAGAAGCAAAGCATATTACAAACTGTCTTTTTGATCTTACATTAGACGATGATCAAATCTTTGACTTGATAACAGAGAGCGAAGACATAAGCGACTTGATTCAAGAAGCTTTAGAAGAGAACGACTCTTCAATAGAAGAGTACGGTTACGAATTAATTGGAGAGCTTTCCTGGTACGTTCAAGGTTATCAAGCAAAAACAGCTCGTGAAAACGGATTTATTGCGTGTAGATCAGAAGACGAACAAGGGACAGTATACTCTGTTCATTTAGTAAATAGAGAAAACTTATTAACATATAAAGGAGAGATTTAATGATCGATCAAATCAAAGAAGCTCTAAAGAAAGAGCGATACAACTTTAGACATTTAGCGGATCAATGTGGATATTCTCAATCATACATCTCTACTGTCTTAAATGGAAAACGCAAAGCCCCGAAGAGATTCTTCTTCTTATTATGTGCAAGCCTTAACGATATGACAGGATCCACCTTTACAACTTCAGACTTCGAGGAATACATCAAATGATTAAGTATGCAACCAAACAAGACCGACGAACATTCTCAGAGAAACACGCGACTCCGATCTTTATTGTGATCGGTCTAGCAGCTGCGATCGCGTTCAACTCTTTTCATAATCGCACTAAACAATCTGACAAGATCAAGAACTTAGATCTTAAGACTCTTAAAACTGTTTCCGCTATTTTAGCAAACCAATAATCAATACTGGAGAGAAGACCATGTTAAACGATACCCAATTACAAATGATTCAAAACTTATCAACCGACCGCGACTTCAATGATAATGTAAAATGCTTTCTGACATTTGGACATTTATTTGAAGGCAATATCCCGATCACTCTTTCTCAAACTTACTGCTTACATGGGAAGCCCTCCCTGAATGCGGATGCGATGGCGGGAGCTGTCCGACGTTATATCGGTAAAGATGGAAAGAAAGTGTGTGCTTCGATTTGGGAAGAGATCACAGAAGACTCAGTCACTGTCTTTGCTTTACGTCGTGATGAGTTGGAGATGGCTAAAGAGTTCGGCTTTGATGTTAAGCCTAAACAATGGACTTATACTCTGGAGGACGCAAAGCTAAGAGGAACTCTTAACCAGCCATCTTGGAAGAAGATGCCTAAAGTGATGATGCATAAGCGGGCCTTGACTGCTCTTCTTCGACTTGCTTTCCCTGAAGTAATTGGAACGGCTTGCTC